GTCTATGCTGATGCTGATTCTTGTGGGCCAGAAAACTTTTTGGTTGCGCCATCTATATCTGTGCAAACATCTGAAGGTAGATGGCACACCTACTGGATTCTTGACAAGGAAAAAAACCCATCAGAGGTTTCCCTTCTGTGCAAAAAGATTGCTTATGCCCACGCCCATCAAGGCTGCGACAAGTCCGGCTGGAACACAACCAAGCTGTTGCGTGTACCCAACACAATGAACCGCAAGGAGGGCAAGAATTACCAAGTAGTTGCAACTACCAACGGTTCAATCTATACCCTTCAGGAGCTAAATGAGCTTTACGGAGACGTAGATGTGGAGCCAATCAAGGAGCTATCACTAGAGGCACTACCATCAAGCTGGCCTGACCTGCTTACTGTAATGGGTAAACTTAACAGTAGCCCTGAAATTATTGGCTTGTACATGGAGCAGCCTAGCCAGAACGCAGACTTATCTAAGTTGCTTTGGAAGCTTGAGCTTGAGCTATTCAGACAGGGACTAACACAAGAAGAAGTTTTTGTTGTTGCTCGCAACGCTAAGTGCAACAAGTATCACTCACCCCTTCGCCCTAAGCGAATGGATGCTGATGGTGATTTGTGGCGTGAAGTTCAAAGAGCTTACCAGTCTTTTTTAAATGATGATACTGGTGCTGACTTTGTGGGGATTGAGCCTATTAAGTCTGAGATTGTAGTAGCTGAGGTTGCTGAGGTTAAGTTCCTAACAGACGACGAACGCTATAATGTTTTACAACACAGAGGTTTTATTGATGAGTACACGGATTGGACTGCATCTAAAACTGATGGTGCAGTAGAGTATCAGATTGCCAGCGCTTTTACTGTGTTGTCTTGTGCGTTTGCTGACATCGGTTATGCTATTCCCAAGTATGGTAGGATGGGTTTAAACCTATGGTTTATGGTCCTTGGTGAAACCACCCTGACCCGTAAGTCTACTAGCAGAAACCTTATGCTTAGACTTGTGCGTGAGTTTGAAAAATATTCTGGCTACCAGATTGACATCGGTTCTGATGCCACACCCGAGGGTGTAACTAGCATTCTTGCTGAACGTGATGGTAAGACTAGCCTAATGCACAGGGATGAAGTGCAGGGTATGTTCAAGGACTTTATCAACAAGACTTACATGGCATCTGCAGCAGAGCGATTCACTGAGCTTTACGATGGTCATGTACCAGTAGTTATTCGCTCTGGTAAGGGTAAGTCTCAGACCGAAAGAGCGACCACTAACTTTGTTATGTACTTGATGGGTATTACTAGCAAGGTGGCTGATGTTCTAACTACTGAGTACTTCCGCTCTGGTTTTTTGGCACGATTTATCTACGTCACGGCTGACACGCCAAAGCGAACTAAACAGTCCGAGGATATCCAGCAGGCAGATGAGTATGAAGTAATTGTGCGTGATGATGTCATGGAAAAGCTGGTTAAGAATCTTTACACAGCTGTAAGTTTTTGGCAAAAAAAAGGTGCTCCTAGCCCAAGACCAATTAGAATGAGCCAGCAGGCCATGGAAAGATTTAACCAGTACAAGTGGGAAATGGGTAATATCTCAGAGAGTCACCCACAAGCTGAGTCAGTTGAACCATCACGCCAGCGACTTGCTTTATCTGTTTGGAAGTGTGCAATCTTGCTTGCTATGTATGACAAGTCAGAAGAGGTTGGCTTGCGCCATTTGCTAACTGCAATCTATTATTCAGAAGAGTGGTATAAGAACCTTATCAAGATGGCTAGTGCAATCTCTGCGTCCGAATGGCAAAGAGATGTTGACAAGCTTGAGACTTTGGTAATGGACCGAGGTGGTAAGATTAGATATGAAGAAGCTTACCGTAAGTTTAGCAACAAGCGTAAGAGAGAGTTTGATGAAATGGTTCAGGCTCTCCACTCTCAAGCAAGAGTTCAGATTACTGTTGAAAATAGAAAGAGTTACTTGGAGGTGATTGCATAATGGATAGGTCACAACAGATTAGAACTGCCGAAGCATTGAACGAAGCTATCTGGCTTAGGGATAATGTAGCTCAAATGGATAAAGAAAAAGTTAAAGAGGGAATAGTTAAACTTGGAGATTATAAAATATTTTCATGCAGGCAGTTGTCTGCAATTGTTAATGGGGTCTTTGACCATGGTGCAATCGCAAAAATAGTTAAAAAAGAAGACAAGACAGGAGGAGCACTCAATGTGGGTACACTTGAAACACTACGTAATATACTTTATTCTAGGGCGAACAGCAGGACAGACTTTGAGCTTATCAAAAAAGCAATCGAAGAAGGAAACTCCCAGTTAATGATTTCAAAACTAACTGGTGTAAGTCAGAGCTCAATTAGTAGGAGATTAAATGAATAACTTAAGCAACAAAGCAAAGTTTGAAAGCGTTAAGTTTGATGAGAAAGCATTGAAGTTTCATTCTGAAAAGTATTTAACTGGCGCTGTGTATCCACTGGCAAAGCAATGCTTCCAGTTTGTACAGCTACTAAAGATTAGAACACCTTATGAAATATTCATAGATGAATTGGAGGAGAACGTTGGAACAAGTAATACTAAGCCTTGACCCAGGAGGCACAACTGGATACTCTATTATGTTTGTAAGTGAAAAAGATGAGCTAGAAATTTTAAAGTCTGGTCAGATTAAAGAAGCACTAAAGGGATTCCTAGACTTCCATTGGGATGTGCTAGAAAGTATTAAAATAGATAAGATTATTTGTGAGTCCTTTACTTTACGTGAGGGAATCTATGGTGCGGACCTTAGCCCCGTGTATATCATGGGTGCACTTGAGGCATTGTATCCAACAACTGAAATTGTGTATCAAGAACCAAAACTAAAACCACTGTGTGATGATAACAGGCTTAAGAGACTGGGGTTGCATGTTCCAGGAAAGCCTCACATGATGGACGCTGTGAGACACGCTGTCATCTACCTTAGAAACAGCAAACATAAACCAACACTAGAGAAAGGTTGGAGATAATGAAAATATTGTTTCTTGATTTAGAAACGAGTCCAAACCTAGCGTTTGTATGGGGATTGTGGCAACAGAATGTATCAATCAATCAGCTTATGGAATCAACAGAGGTAATGTGCTTTGGCGCAAGGTGGTATGGTGAAAAGAAAGTTAATTTTAAATCTGTGCACCACCACGGCAAGAAAGCAATGCTTGATGAGCTGCATAAGATTATGGAAGAAGCTGATGTACTTGTTGGCTGGAACTCTGCAGCGTTTGATAGCAAGCACATCAAGCGTGAGTTCCTAGAGAATGGCTACTTGCCACCATCGCCCTATAAGGAGATGGACCTGATGCGCACTGTCAAGTCTCAGTTTAAGTTCCCATCTAATAAGCTGGACTACGTTGCACAGACACTAGGGGTTGGCGCTAAGGTTCAGCACTCAGGCTTTGACCTGTGGATTGGCTGCATGGCTGATGACAAAAAGGCATGGGCTAAGATGAAAGAGTATCAGATACAGGACGTTGACCTACTGGTTGACCTGTATGAGATACTTAAGCCATGGATTAAAAACCACCCACACACAGCATTATACAATGGTATTGAGGGTGGATGCAGTAATTGTGGTTCAACAAGTATGCAACGCAGGGGATACTCAAGAACCACTACAGCTAACTACCAAAGATTCCAATGCAACGATTGCGGAAAGTGGCTTAGGGGAGACAAGTCTATTGAGAAAACTACTTATCGGTCTATATAATGCAATAGGTAAAATGCTTATTCGCAGTGAGATTAAACGTGCCAAGTCAAAGCCGTTTAAGTACCCAGCTGGGCCGTTTGAAAATTTACAGCCTGAGTCTTTGTTGTACATGACTTCGGTTATGTACGACAAAGAGGATGACATTGAGTATAATGTTAAATACATTTGCTCTTGTGATGAGTATGTTTATAGTCTGGGCGTTGAGGGGAGCTTTGGCTGTATTCACTGCGACTCTGTGTGTAAGTATAAAAACTGTGAAGTGTGTCAATATTTAAACGAAAAGGACCTGTGGTCAGATGCCAATCTATAGCTATAAATGCAAAAAATGCTTAGGGGTTTACAGCGAACATCGTGGAATAAACGATAACCCTAAGCTCAATACCTGCGCTATCTGCAAGGTCGAACTGGTCAGGCTTTACGAGGTCAGGGGTGTATCTTTCAAGGGGGACGGCTTTTACTCTAACGACAAAAAGGTTACACTAGATTTAAACCTATGAAATATAATATTATAAACAGAAAAATAAAACCCCCAGTTATTTAAGCTGGGGGTTTTATTCTTGTCGGGTAGTTAAGTTTATTTTCCAACCAGGCCTGACACTATGTTAATTGATGTAGCTACAAACGCAACTAACGCAAACAACAATGCAGCATTTTCTTTTGTTTGACTACGCTGAGTTTCTAGCTTTTGGACATCCAATTCAAGCTCTTGCATCTCGTTTTTAATTTCTTTAATCTGGTCATCCTGTGCATCTGATTTTTTTTCCAAACGCTCAATTGAATTACGCACTGATTTAATACCTTCCTCAATGCGCCCAATTGCTACTAAAACTTCTGTGTAATCTTCTGGCATGGTCTACTCTTCGTCTGGCACATTCTTGATAGCAAGGGCAGAGCCACCAATTGAAAGAACGGCTGCTGCAACGCTAAGAACCTGCTGGCCAATTTCCCCAGAAATAGTTCCTATTGCAATTAGTAGTGGGACGGTTGCTGCAATAATTCCGTAAATCCATTTACGAACGTGAGGCTGTAATTCAAACATCATTTCCTTCTTCCTGTTTCCATAAGTTTACATCTTCAAATGTAGCAGATGCAGTGTAAGCAGTTAGGATAATTGAAATGAGTGCAACCCCACCAATAACCATCTGCACTGAGACATCTCTGTCCCAAATAAATGTCAGCATACCAAAGGCAATCATTACAACGCCAATGCGGTAGCCGCCAAAGATTAACTTTCTTCTAAAGTTCCAGCTTGGTCCTTTACCTTTTGATTTCTCGTCTTTGAGAAGGAATACTGAGTCTAGCCACTTCACTTTGTAAGTCTTGCTTTAACAAAGCTAACTGGCTCTAAGTACCTTGAGCCATCAGCTGTCCATACATACTTAGCTCCACGCTGAATTTCAAAGTGCAGATGTGGGCCAGTAGATTCGCCAGTGTTGCCAGATTTAGCTAGAACATCGCCCATGGCAACCCTGTCGCCAACTTTGACTTTGATGCTACCTTTACTTAGGTGCATGTAGGAAGCCGTAAAATCTTTTAAGTTGCTCTTGAACTTGATCCTAACAATGTATCCACCACCAGCTGGTTCTCCATCAGGTCTTTTAATCATGCTTGGCCCAGCAAAAACAACTCTGCCCTTGTTTACAGCATACACTGGTGTGCCATTTGCACAGGCATAGTCCACACCATTATGATGGCGCTTGTACTTTAAAATTGGATGTATGCGCCATCCAAAAGGACTTGAAATTTTTGGCTGTGGTTTATTAAAGGGATATCTCATGTTATTCTACCTTAGCTAACCAGTTGACTTTTAAGTTTCCATCGTTGCTTGTGCCAAATACCCGATGTACCTTAACAGTAGACCCAGTTGTGCTTGCTCCGTAAAAAGAAACGGAATAGGCACTTCCGCTAATTGCCGTAGTAACAGTTCCAATAAGGTTTGGTATTGATGGAAACTCTTCTGTAAATGTAATGGCAATTGTTGTAGCTGTGCCCACGGTTGTATCAAGGGTAAACTCTGCTGTGCTTCCAGACTGTGAGTTAGCTAAAGCTCCATCAACCGAGTCAGCAAGTACAGAAAAGTGACTTTCTAGCGGAGCAATGCTATCGCTTGATGTTGGGTAGTATATACCCCTAGTAGTAGTTGCCATATTACTATTCTACCTTATCCTTATCTTTAGAAAGTAGGTTATCAATTGTTGCCTTAAGCACAGCTATCTCCTGTGCCTTGATTCCTATTTCTTCACGAAGATATTTAAGTAAATCTTCAATTTGAATTTCTTTTTCTTCCATTATGCACCATTCTCTAAGGTTTCTATTCTATTATTTAAGTTTCTAACCACAGCCTGAAGTGCTACCACATACCTTTCATAAGGTATAGCAATTGGTTTACCGTCTTCGTTGTATCTAACAAACTTACTTAAGCCTAATTCATCTAAATCTTCCGCTATAAAACCAACTGTAGTTTGTGCATTTTCTATGCCGTATTCTTCTATGTCTACTTTATATTTAAAAGATTTTGGATTTACTTGTAAAATCTTTTGAACGTCAAAGTCAACTTTTTGAATTTCCTCTTTTGTATCTTTTGATGAGGTTGAGTATCCAAGTCTTCCTTCAGTTGATGTTGCAAATACAGAAAAACCTGCTGCGCCCACACCAAAGTTTGGAATATTTGATGAGCGAAGAGCTGAGTTAAAAGTACCGTCACCCCCGTCCACGCTAAAAGCAGACACAGCTCCTTCAAATATAGCAGGTAGTCCTGCATTCTGTACAAAAAGTGCAGAGCAGGTTATCCTACCACTTACATCAAGACCATGACCGCCGATAGTTACACTAACAGCACCAAACGCACCGCTTGTAGCTGTGTCAAGTACAATGCTAGTTTGATTAAGTGAAATTCTTGTAGTAGCAGAAGAACCCCATCCGCCGTTTTTAACGTTTGTTAAAAGCAGTGCAGACGAACCAGATGAACCAGACGAGGTAATCTCTCCAGTAAAAACACCAGAATTATCATAAAAAGAACTAGAGGTCCCAGAGATTATAACTCTTCTACCAGAAGCTGCGGTTCTAAGGGTAACACCCGTCATAGTTCCACCGTCAATATTATTGGCATTAAGCGTATAACCACTGCCCGTAATTCCAAGTCCAGTTAATCCAGCAATTGCTTGAGCCGCTTGATTAGCAACAAGTGAAACGCTGCCTACAACACCGCTAAGAGCAATAATAGAACTGTTAGTTTGGTTATCACGAGCAGTGTTATTTATTAGTTCACTGTTGTTTGATGTTATTACATTAGATAACTGCTTCTGAACTTCTCTTGCCCATGGTTGAGAAGATGTTGGTAGGTTATTGGTTGGAAATATAATTGTCATTAAGCCACCTCAGGTTCCATTAAAGGAATAATAGTAAATTCGTTAAAAGCTAAAGCCTCAGCTGGAAAATCTGCTGGGTTAAGTGCTGTGTTTGTAAAGTCTTCAAAAGTAAAACCAGTCCAAATGGAATTAAAGTTTGCAATACTGGACATTGCACTTGCAGATATGTTTGTTGAATCAGCTGAGTACTGCACGGATTTAATGCGGTAGTTTGCGCTGCCCACTCTCCTCATTGAGCCAGGTGTGCTACCAAATTCTAAGTTATCTGCAACTGTTTCGGTAAGGCTAACATTCGGACCACATGTACTCTGTGCAGCCGCTATACCTCTTGAGTAAAGCGTGTCTAAGCTTGTAATAAAGGGATTGTCAATTAAAGGTGCCGCAACTTCTGAAGTAAAAGTGTCAGATGCCCCAGTTAGCAATGAATGAGTTGTTTTTTTATAAAACACCCCAGTTCCAGTTATGTAAAGAGCTGGATAATCTTGACCATCAGCAACTTCAACACCAATTCTATAAGGTGAGAATCCAGCATCTGCTTCAGTTACCGCATCAACGTGCGGAATGCTTGGCACTGGAGGTGCAACAATTCTTAGTTCAATTTCATTAGGATTTTCTGTTTTACTTACAGTCAGGCTCCCACCCTGTCCCCCCCACTGCGTGGAGTTAATTAGTATTCCATCGCTACCAGCAATTGCATATTGACCTTGACCACTAGTGTATGGTAGTGGTAAAATAGCGTCTACCGCTTCTGGTTGAAATACCATTTCTAATGAAGCGTCAATTGTAAATCTTCTGATTAAGGTCTCTCCCGCTGCAACTTGAAGTGCTTCGGCAATTGACGTGTTTTGTGTAGCGTAGTTTAGTCCAGCAGCGTTTATGTTTACGTCGT